ACGTTCCGGCGCTATCACCTACCATGGGGTGAAACACAACCGGCACACCGCAGGCATTACCTGCCATAAATGGTGGGCGGCGTCATTTTTCTGAATCCTGGTTAAGGGGATTCCGCCGCCCGTGAACTCATGCCGCGATACCGTAGTCGCGGATTACTCTTGCCTCGTTGTCGGCGTCCACTACGTCGAACGTCCCCCAGCCGCAACCGGCGCTTGATTTGCTGTCTGGGCGACCTTCACCGATGCCGACCTGCATCCCGACGCGGCTGACCAGGTTGACAACATCGGCCTGGGTGAATTGGTCGGTGTCGAACTTGACGCGCAGGCGGCAGGCCCACTTGGGGTAGATCGGGCGTGCGCGAACATCGACGACGCCGGTGGCGTTGCGGGTGTGGGAGGTGTTGACGTGCGATTCGCCATAAATACGCACCAACGGGGTGGTCAGTGCTACGTCGAAATCATCTTGGACGACGAATACGGAGAGCTTGGCCAAGGTCATGCGATAACCGACCAAGCGGCAGGCTGAAATCATCCCGGCGCGAAAGCCGGAGGCGTTGACGCCCTGCCATTCGCGGGTGGAGTTGTAGTAACGGGCTTGATCTGCTTCTTCCTCGTAATCGCGGGCGGTGCGCTCTTTTTTGCTTTTGGCGGATTTGCCCTCGGCCATTTTTGCCATTAGCTCCGCCTTTTTCGAGAAGCGGGCGATGACCAGCGGTGCTGTGCCTTCGATCAGCAGCTCCAGTGTGCTGAACTTGGGTGGACGAATCGCGATGGATGCCGCTTCGGTTGTTGTGGTTGTCATTTGCTATAGTTCCTATTGGTTGTTGTGTGATACCCGCTGTCACGGGTGTTGCTGCCTTCCTTGGCGGGAGCGTCCCTGCGCCGTTCCTGCCTTTCCAATCCCCTCCTCGTCTCTCCCTGCCAATCCGTTCCTCTCCATGCCTGCGGTGCCTGTCCTTGCCGGGCCTGGACCCGCCCATCCTCTCCTGCCTTGCCTGGCCGCGCCACGCCCGTCCTAGCCGCGCCAAGCCACGCCACTCCTGCCTTGCTTTGCCATGCCAATCCTCGCCGGTCCAGTCCAGGCCTAGCCTGCCTTACGCCGCTTCAGCCTGAGCCGGTAGCGCGATCTGTTCGGCAAAGCGGTTGAGGGCTTGCCGGGTTTGCGGGTCGAGCAGTGACGCTTGCCGGCTCCAGTAGGTGACGCGGTTTCTCATGTCGGCCAGCAATTCATCGCGCTGGTCGTCGTCCGATAGCACGGTGGTGGTGACGCGATAACCACCCTCCAGCCCGCGATCACTCGGCAAGCTGACAAAGGCGCGGATGGTGGATTCTTCCCCTGCTTCAACCGTGATGCGGCACTTTGCGATCAGTGACCGCGCCTGCCAGCGGCGATAGCTTTCCGCCGCTACGGTGTCGTCCCACTGGAAGTGCTTGTGCAGTGGGCTGGTGTCTTGCCGTGCGTCTTCCAGCACGGCTTCGGTGGTCAAAACCCCATCGTTCTGCTCTGCCAGTTCCAGCAGGTAATCGCGTTCGCTTTCGTAACTCATCGTTGTCTCCGTTGTTAAAAATCCGTGCCTGCGGTGCTGTTCCTATCCTCTCCGTACCTGTCCTTGCCATGCCTGCCTTGCTTTGCCTCTCCGCGCCACTCCACTCAATTCCCGGCCTAGCCATTCCTCTCCTGCCTTGCCTTTCCTTTCCGGGCCGTTCCATGCCTTGCCTGCCCTGCCGTGCTTTGCCAGTCCCATCCCGTCCGGTCCAAGCCAATCCCCGGCTGTCCGCGCCTGCCTTGACTGTCCTGGCCTCATCGCGCCCTTCCATGCCATGCCTGCGGTGCTGTGCCTATCCACTCACATCCCGGCCACTCCTTGCCTAGCCTTTCCTGCCTGTCCGCTGCATGTCTGGCCATTGCACTCCGTGCCATGCCTGCCTTGCCTGCCGTTCCTTTCCAGTTCTATCCGCGCCTGTCCCCGGCAATCCTCGCCGTGCCTTTGCGGGCCTCGCCTGCGTGTCCAGGCCAATCCACGCCACGCCTTTCCCAGCGCTCCTATCCATACCTCGCCTGCCGTTCCCTACCCATCCAGTCCTCTTCGCTCCATGCCTTTCCGCGCCGCTCCATACCTGCCTTGCCCCGCCTGGCCTATCCTCTCCTTTACGGGCCACGCCAGTCCTGCCGTTTACGCTTCAGTCAATAATTCACCAGTCCCCATATCCACCGACTCAACAACAGCCGGCAGGTCAATCACTTCAAATTCACCATTGTCGGTCTGTCGGGTTTCCATCACGTCAAACGCCTCTTCCTTGGTCTGCAAGCCCATGGCCAATTCCGGTGCCGTGGTGCGAACAAACCAGGCAGCAGCGCGATAACGCAGCATCATTTCCGGCATCGTGGCCCACTTGCTTCCGTTCCGTCCGTGCCAGCCTTCTTTTTTGGCCAGGCCGATAGTTATCAGTGGGCCTGTAATCTTTTCGCCGGAAGCAAGCTCAGTGGCGACAGCGCGGCATCCCCAGTCGTCGGTGTTTTCCTTGCCTTGGAACTCGTAACGGATGGAAGAAAACTTGCCGCACCCGTTAAAAGTCGCAATCAGGAATTGACTGCTCCAGGTTGGGCGGCCATGCACGACGATTAGGTTTTGCAAAACCATCAGCGGTGATGCACCGATGCGGTGTGCAAGCTCCAATCCCACCAGGCAATTAGGAGTGTTTCCCTGAAACTCACGTGGAACCATTGAGCTACTGGACAATGCTTTGGCGACTCTTTGTGCCAGTTCAAACCCAGCCAGGCTGGTCATTCCGACATTGACGGCAGGCGCATTGGCAATGTCCTGGGCAACAGATGGAACGGGGCGTAATGCGGTAGTCATGTGTCTCTCCTATGCTGCAAGTGGTTGTTCGAGTTTTCGTTGATAGTCGGCTACCAGTTCTTCAAACTGGTTAAGGTCATCCCATAGCGACTGGATATAGTTATCGTCACGCGGGACCGTCCAGACGGTCAGGGCTTTGTTCACCCCGGAAAGGATCGGCGTGTAAATGGCCAGGTGCCACACTTCGCGCCCGGTGATAGCCATGCCGCCTTGAATCTGATCGAGGTAGGCGCTGACATCGTTATCCACCAAGGTGGTGCGGATGCGCTCAGGGCTGATTACGCACTTAATCTCGACGCCTTGTTTGTCGCCAATTAGCCCGTCTGCCGAAGCGCCGAAGCGTCCGCAATCCGTCAGAACAAACCCGCACTCTTCAATATCAGCGCCCAAGTGCATTGCCAGGTGGTCACGGGCTTCTGGTTCCAGTTCACGACCTCGCTTCATCGCATAAGTCTCGAATCCTTCATCCATTGGGAATCCAGAGATTCGCTCAACGGCGGTCTTAATGGCATAGTCCTTGGCCACGGCTGACCATTCGCAATTCTTCAGTCTGGTCCGTGCGGTTCTGAACATGCTGGCTGTCAAAACGCCAGCTCTTGCCCGATGCCACGCTTCCGACCCTTGCGGCGCTGTGTTAACAATCACGGTCTATCTCCTTATCCAATTCAGCTTTCTCTTTTTGCAGTTGCCCGATCCACGCGGCCAGTTGCGCCACTTCCAGATTGGCCTCCTCTATCTCCAGCGCGATCTGCTGGCGTCGCCACTCGCGGTGACGTCGCTCAATGTCGCCTAGGCCGGCCCAGTCGAGGAATTTGCTATAGAGGCTCATGCCTGATCCATCTGAAGTACGCTCAGTTGTTTTCTGAGGCTCATAATCTGTGCCGCCATGCACTCAATCACCGCATCGGCGTCGCGGCCCGGCTTTTTGTATTCACTGATAATGGCCATGTGCTGACGATGCCAATCGCTCAAATGCGATTGAGCGGCAAATATGGCGCGGTCTACAGGGTGTGTTATTGCGCGGTCATTCATGCGGCATACCTCTCTTCGTATCTGTCGCGAGCAGCGTCTTCTTCATCCTGCTGCGCCTGGTCATCAATCCACTGGTGGAATCTGGCCTCGATGGCTCCATCCAGATCCCGCCGCGCTTCATCGGCGTTGCCGTGCAGCAGCTTGTAAAGGACGTCCTCGATGTCGCTGCCATCCATCCAGTCGGTGACTGGGTTATCAATCTCCCAGGTGTAGCGGTCTGGTCCTTCGGGTGTGCGCGGGTCGGCTGGATGTCCGGTGTACACGCCGAAATCAGAATCGAAACTCATGGCTGCCCACCGCAATGAATGCAGGCCATTTGCTGGCCCTTCTGGGTCGCGGCGTATTTCTGCGCCATTTTGTGGTCCTGTCCGTCCATC